GGCGCAGATTCTCTTGCTCAAAAATTGGGAATAGATCTAACGAACTGTTGGAAGAAGTTAATAGTGGAGGGCGACGTAAAAAAGTTCGATCAGACAGTCATAGATTACTTCGTAAATTTGTATTTTTCAACTATGTTAATTCACGAAGATCAGAGTCATCCGGACCACCCGTATAAGGAAAAGATAGTTAGATTTCTCCTTCAGAATATGATAACAAGAGTGACGAAGTTATTCGGAGACGTTTGGGGAATAGTAAGAGGGGGCGTTCCTTCCGGCGCATTTAATACATCACATATGGACTCCTGGATAATGGCATTGTATTTTTGCCTATTTGGAGTGTACCAAATTATGAATGCGCCTCCAGATCAACGTGAGAAATTAGAAGAGGAATTTATCCGAGAAGTGTTCATTATTGTCTACGGAGATGACTTTCTTTACAATAAAGGAGAGGGAATTTCATCGAGTTATTTCTCAGGGGTGGCGTTTGCGTCCTTTATGGAGCGGCATTTTTCAGTAATGGTTCGAGACATGAAAGATGGCGTCTCCTATTGTTCTAAGACGAAAAGCGGATGGATATTGGAAATGGGTGCGACAATGCTCAAACATCAACTGGTAATAAATCCTGAAATAGAACGTAAGGGGCAGTCCAAGTTCCTTCCTTATAGGGAGTCCCGAGAATTTATTGTTCGAGCTCTATGGGGACGAGTTAATCGATATAGAGATGCAATAGATGTTATGTTATCAGTACTAGGCCACGCTTATGGTACGTATGCGTCGAACCGAGACGCATATGACAGATTACACGTTTTCTACGTAGAATTAATGCGAACGTTGAATTTGGATGATATTCCAGGAGAATTAAAAAAACGGATCTCGTTTGATGACTTGAAGAAGTTGCGACAGGCAGGGTTGACAGCAGAGGAGCTGGTAAGTGGATTTCCATCGTGGGAAACACTTGTAGAAAAAAATACTTTTGACACGGTTTACCAAAATATATCATTGATACCGATTGATTATTTGGATGAAATGCACGGCGTGGAAGATATTTTTTGTTAAAAATAAGAATTTGGTAGGGTGCAATTCCCTGTGATTTTGACCAATGCTCGTTTCCCAGAGATGTTCTAAGGGATATGTTCTCACAGTTCTGGGTAAGAGAGGTATGATTGACCAAAT